GAGAAGATTCGCGCGCTGGTTTGGTATCGCACGCCATAGTCCTTGACCCACCCCCTCCCATCTCACTCATTCTTCAGCAGCAAAATGTCCATCTGGACAGAGATGTTTCCAGTTCCGTTAGATACCTTGCCAAGCATACCAATGTCTGTCAGTTCTTCAAAGATCAGCGGCATCTTGAACTCATCAACCAGATTTGTATCAACGCCAATCCATTCTTGAACGCGCTTAACAGGGCTATATGGTGCTGCCGTATCTAGCACTCCATTGCGCTGCAGCATCAGAACGTCAACCAGCTTGGCCCCTTCCACAGCAATGCTCATGCCTTCAACAAAGCCTGTGTGATTGCGTGGTATGGTATAGCTGCCGATGCTAGTGTTGGATGTGGGGAAGCCGTTGATGGGGATGGTCGCCCAGTCAGTTCCACCTGTTGCATTCTCAATTACAATGTTGCCAACGTGAGAACCAGCAGACTGTGTGCCATATGTCCCACTATCCACAACCTCAGCATCAAACAGCCGAATGAACTGCGCAGATGTCGCAGCAGATGCAGACGCACCTGCGGTTGTTAGAACCTCGCTGACCACATCACCAGTTGCATTTAGACCTGTGAGCCGCACAGACCGCGCACCAGCGCCTGCAGCAGTGTCAGCGGCGTTACCGCCCGCCTTGATGCGCAATGCCGTTGCAGAGCCAACCTGTGGCGTTCTGTAGGCCAACGCATCAGCGATTGGTGAGAATGTTGTGCCGACATTTGCCATGCCAAAGATATGCACAACCTCAGCATTAAGTATATTGCCGCGCGATACCTGCACGCCCCAATCCAACTTATTCTTATACAACTGATCCATCACTTTGCTCCTATCGGGTGATTAGGATCGACAGGCCAACCATCGGCCCCGATCTCAGTGCTGTATCCTAACTTCTCTTCAGATTGTATCACGCCTGAGTGACATGACCAACAAACCGCTTGCAGGTTGTCCAGATCAAAGAACTTGTCATGGTCTCCCTTGTGCGCCTCAATGTGATGCACCACCGCAGACTGTGGGTGTGACTTGCCACGCTTCAGCATACACTTGCACCGCTGGCAGGTGAACGCATCACGCAACAGCGCACGCTCACGCAGTATACGCCATTGCTTGGTCTGATATAGCTTGCGGTATTCGTTAGCCTCTGCGCTACGCCACCTTTCCATCAGTGGATGCTTCCATCTGCCAAGCCAAACTCCACCTCAGCAAAGCTATAGATGATGTTGAAGAACATCAGCACGCCCATCATAACGTCAGACAAATCCTCTCCATCCGCCGTGATGTCTGCCAATGCCTCTGACAGTTGCTCTGCAATCTCTTCTGCACGCTCCATGTCAGCGTCAACAACCATCGTTTTCATGTTGCTATCGGTCGTGATATTGTTTCTCCTGTGCCAATTCCGCTGCCAAGGCTAGGTATGAAATCGCATCAATGATGCTGTCCTCATGATAACCATTGGCGAGGCGGGCCAACTTCAGTTCACACATTAGCACACACACAAGCCACGGCTCAATCTCATCGCCCAGATGCTGCTCCCAACGATCTGCAATGCGTGCAAAGTTAGCCTGTGGCTTACCATACGCATCCTGTCGTGGGCCGTGGATTAGCTTGCTTGCTTCGTCTAGCGCCTGCTGTCTGTTCATAACTTATCCTCATCACTGCACCACATAATAATAGGCGGCGCGCTTGGTTTAACTTTGGCAACGACCTTAACGATCTTGCCGTGCTGATATGCCTGCTGCAAAGCAATCAGTGGCAGTTCTGCCTCTTCTGCTGTCACAGGATACTCATAGCCCCAGAGTTCTTCATATACCTGATCTGGTGACATCAAGTCTTGCGCAACACGCGCCACTGTCGGGGCAAACCAAGGCACAGGCGGTCTGTCTGGGTCACGCTGTGGTGGGTTCACGTTTGGCACGATGATTGCAGATACAACATCGCCAGCCTCAAGGCCAACTGCCTTGCTCACACGGGATGCGATGATGACTTGCTCACCATTGTCCTCTCGCACCGCAAAGGCTGTCTTGGTGTCATACAGAACATTGGTAACAATCACAGTCACAAGATTGTTTTCTTCTTCACTCATTTGATCCTCATTCACTCACATATGAAATGATTATTGGTTGCTGAATAACCCGTCAAGCCTGTCTTCCTTGAAATCAATCACCTCTGCCTGCGGGAAGTGATCCTTGACCTCAGTCATCACACGCCCCACACGGCTTTCACGATACCAGCGCAGGGCCAGTATCAACTCACGCTCAGTCACGACCTCAATGTCGGGATGCTTCTCGCTGAACCGCTGCCATGAGCGGCCATCCTTCAGCAGCGCGTATTGCTTATCGTCAGCTTGGATCAGCCACGCCTCATCTGATGCGGGTGCAGCGCCAGATGCCAGTGCGGTTTCGTGCATGGCCTTACTGCCGCGCATACACACGCCGACCCACTTGACCACCTCATCCACATCTTGCGCCTCAATCGCCGCGTTTAGCTTCGCCACTGCACCGCCAAACTTTTCGGCCATCTCAGGTGGGACAATCTCAACCAACGTGTCGATGCCCCAGAAGTGATCCAGATCACGCGTCAGCTTCGTCAGGGGGGCCACTGCATAGTCGATCCTGATCTCAGTCTCATGCGCGTGCTTCGCCAGCATTCGGTCGCCTGACTTCTGCCGCTGTGGGGGCTTCATTTTTGCCACTGCATCTGCCTCCTACAAATTCGTGAACTACAAACTACAAACCCTAAAGGGTTTTTGTAGTTTTTGTAGTAGGGTTCCAAAACTACAAATATCACTACAAAAACTACAAATACTACAAAAACGCATCCATAACCCATTGAAAACAAACAATATCAGTTTTTGTAGTCATTTGTAGTATCACGAAATCTTGCCTTCCTTACCCAAACGCCACAAAAAGCCCTCATTTCGCTCCATAAAGCCATTCTGAATGAGGCTTTTGACTGCCCCAGAATAGGCACTGTCGGGGTTTGATTTGTCGCTCAACTTGCCAACGGCGTGCTTCTTCAGCACCTCTTCTGAGATGCACCAGCGCGTCCCAACTTCGGGCCAACCAGTGCCAGACGGGTTCGGCATACCGATGCCATCTGAGCGCAACTGCTGGAATGACTGAATGATGATCTTCTGATTTGTGCCTTGCGGTTTCTTCGCCTTGGCCTCTTTCATTGTCTCCTCATCGGCTGGCAAGATCGTGCAAGTCGTGACCTGATCGCCATCTTCATCATTTCCCAACTCATGCACATGAAGGGTGAAGCCAAACGGCGGCTTAGGCTCCATATCGCGTTGCTTGGTGGTCTTAGCAATGCGCAGCGTATCTTCCACTTCAAGTTCAATCTCAGTGTCAGTGGCTGCACGAAGGCTGCTATGCCCACGCGCGCCCGCTGCGGTGTCCTTGCCGCTGTGATGCACCACCATGATGTGAGCATCGGTGAGATCGCGCAGCACATCCAGATTGCCGATCAGGCGGGTCATGTCCTCTGGCCCGTTCTCATTACCGCCCGCCATTGCGCGAGATAACGTGTCCACCACGATCATGGCGATGTCACCATGCTGCGCCTTCACCTCGCCACACAGCGCCATCAGGGCAGGCATATCCACCTCTGCGCGCAGCAAGTCGATTGGCGATGGCCTGACCAACAGTGGCGCATCAGACACGCCCTTGCTCTCTCTCAGGGCATACACACGATTGCGGAACGCATTGCCACCTTCAGTCGCAAGATACAACACTGTGCCACCCCTCACACGCGCTCCGTTCCACTCCACATTGGCTGCAACGCTGAACGCCATATCCAAGCAGAAGAATGACTTGCCCACGTTAGACGGGCCATATACCACGCTCATCTGCTTGCGGCCAAGCCAGCCCTTGATGAGATACGATGAGGCAAGCACAGGTTCGGCATCAGAAAGACTGAACACGCGATGCTTTACGATCTGCGATGGCTCTTGCTCTTCCTCTTCCTGCTGCTCATCAACCCTAACACTAGGTGTTAGACTTTGCTCACTATAGTCAGGGAAATCATACGCATCTTTCAGCACTTGCTGCGCTGTGGGTTTAGCAGGGTTAATCTCTTCGCCAAACGCGCGCACGGCGGCTGTAAAGTCCCCACGATGCTCGTAATGCACAAACAGATCAAAGGCATCGCCCCAGCAATAAAAGTCTTTCTGGTTGCCAATCCCTGCCGCAACATCACTGCCTGACAGGCTGACCCAGTGATCGCCAAAGTCCCGCACAGGATAAGACTTTGTTGACTGGTTTGGGCTGTGCCACTGGTCGGTCGATGCAAGCTGCGTGTAACCATACTTCGCCAACATATCGCTGACGTTATAACGCGCGTTAAACTCATCGACAGGATCGGCCTTTTCGGGGTTAGCCGCGCGTTTTGCTGCACGCTCCTCTTGCCTGCGCTTGCGATCCGCAGCGGCCTGCACCTCTGCCTGCTCTCGCTGATGCTTGCGGCGCAGCACCTCACGCTCAAGATAATGGCCGATTGGGTTTAGCCGTTCACCGCCATGCGCGTGAAACTCATAGAAGATCGGGTGATTGTCATCGTCCCGCTTATCAACTGGCACGTTTGGCAGGAAGATCGGCTGCCCTGCACGGGCCAGTGCATAGTCGCACTCAATCCCTTCCTTCGCCATGCAATCGAACAGCACAGCCTGATAGTCTGTATATACGCCACCGCTTACTGGCTGCTGCATTGGTATCAGCACACGCCATTTGCGATTGTCTGGCTTTGCGCCTGACGATGAATAGATGATGTGCGAGACATTGCCTAACACGTTGATGACTGCCTGTGAGACATCGGTGAGGCTTGGGTTGCCACTGTCCACATCAATGCAGAGTAGATGAAACACACCGCGCTGGCGCTGTGCTTCGTGTGACCGCCCATCATAGTCACAGTAGCTAGACGGGATGATAAAGTCTGCCTCACCCTTTTCCTTGCACTGCGGGAACTGGACTAAATCCCAGATGCCAGCAAGGTCGATGGTGTCATAGTTACCGCCTGTGCTTTTCTTGGTGTCGTTTTGCCCGTGGGCTAATAATAGTTTGACATCATTGGTCGTCATTTATAACCTCTTAACTGTTAGTCGGTTCACCACTGTCCCTCGACTGACCTCTTCCTCCCCAAGACTTGCCCCGCGCCACTCCCAGCGCGGGGCTTTTTTATGCTCAGAAGGGCAGAGCGTCATCCAGATCGGCATTGGCAGGCGCAGGGCTTGCCGCTGCGAATGGATCGCTGCCTGCCGTGCCACCGACTGTGTAGCCATCAGTGGCCGCAAATGGATCGCTCTGCTGCATCTCAGCCAGTTCCAACACTTGCACAGCGCGCAGGCGCAGTGACACGCCATTCACCGATCCTGTGTTGTAAGGCACAAGCGTGACTGCCACGTTGACCTTGCTGCCCGTGGTCAGCATGAAATCGTCAGGCATGGGGTTTTTCTTGGCATCGACCTGACGCGGTGGCTGCGTCTTTTCTGTGCCATACGCGCCCTTCAGCTTGGCCTTACCGATGATGCCATCGTCTGTCTTTTTATATGGCAGATTAGCAGGCTGTTCAGGCCAGTTCTTCTTGGTGTCTTTCGCCTTGGCTTCAGTCCATGCCTGCAAGCACAGTTGGTGCAGTTTCTTGGCTTCATCTTCAGGCATGACAAATTGCATTTCATATGCCGCGCCATCATCCATCGGATCACATGGCACAGATTTCATTTCGCCGCTGTCAAACTTGTATGTGCGATTGAGGCGTGGATAACGTGCGGTTGCGTTCATTACGATGTGTTGCATTTCTCTTTCTCCTTATGCAAACGCTTCACTTGCATCATCTAACAGCCACGCAGGCTTGCCGATGACGTTCACTTCGGGCCAGCCAGTGGTGAAGTCACCACTATCTTGCGCACGCTTGATCTGGTCAAGAGTGAGCATCACCTGATTTTTGGCCCATTTCAGGTATTCCATGCTTAAAGTGTGGATCGCCACCGCGTATGGCGGCTCTTTCTCCACAGCAATAAATGCGAATTGCTGACAGCCCAAGCCCTCAAGTTCAGTCGCTGCCATTAGGTAAAAATACGCCTGTAAATCATACCCAAAGCCACGCACCGATTTGGCAAAGCCACGCGGCGATGCGTCCTGTGTTGTCTTGAGGTCAAGCACAGCGCGCTCTGGAAGCAGGGCATCTGGGCGGCACTTGATGGTCAAGCCAGTGTGCGGGCAAGTGTTGACGATCGACTGCTCCTTGATGCAGGTCGGGTCGTTCAGCATACGCTCCACACGCGGTGTCATCATCACGCTTTCAGCAACGGCCATAGCAAGGTCATAATCACTCTCTGTGAGTAACACAGCGCCAATGCTGTCAGCCTCTTCCTTGGCCTCTGTCCATGCCTTGCCGCGCCGTGTCTCTGGCCCCCGCTTTACGAGGTTATGCAGATCATCACGCTCAAGACACGCGGCATGGATAGCCGTGCCAATGTCTAGTGTAGGCGATGCCTTGTATCGCTTGTTCTTCCAGTGCGCGATTGATTTCGCGTGGACAATCTTCACATCGGACGCGCTGATGCCATCGAGTGCGTGATATTGCTCATTGGTTAGGTCATCTCTAATCATGTCTTGTCCTTAAACCAGCCGCACCACACCAAAAACGCCTCATACGTCACCAGTGGCATCACGACTAATGTTTCCTTGCGATCATCACGCACAAACAGCAGATCAGCGTCATCCTGATCCAGTGCGTCATAGAGAGTGCCAAACCCGCGCGCTCTGCGCTTGCACTCTGCCATTAGGCCCAGCAATGGCCCAATCTTGATGTCGCCCTTGTAATTGCCCTTTACTGCGCCCGATAGTGGGATGCGTTCTGCGGGAATGTCACGGGCTTTGTGCCAGTTGACCACCTCTCGCTCAAAGTTTGCACCCTTGTCTCTGCTTGCTTTACCGCTCATCACTCTGCCTTTGGCTGTTCTGCATGAATACCATTGCGCGCTGCCTCATCTAGCGCCGCCATACGCACGAACTGACCTAGTGTAAGACCCTTGCGGTGCGCCATGATTTCGATGGCTGACATCTGGGCATCATTAACCCGAAACCTGATTTCTTTATCCATTACTGGTTCTCCTGTTACTTGTTTGACCACGCTAGACCGCACCGCGATACATTGCAAGTGGAAAATTTGCGTAAAAAGATGTTGACAGGTGATTTTCTATCTGCGCATCATGTGTCCATCAAAAGCAAGTTATGAGGCAAAACTATGAAAGACATCATCGGAGACATCATCGGCGGCATTTGCCTATTCGGCATCGGCATTGGCGCGGTCATCTTCTTGCCGATCATATTTGGATAACGCCAATGTCAATGCGAGTGAAATTCTTGGACACGATCATCCAGCTTGCCAATGCGGAACTGGATCAGATCGAAGAGACATGGGCAGGCGAAGAGATGCCGCCATATGTGAAGAGACGCATCCGCGAAGTTGAGGCGCGGCTGACGAAATATCAAACGCAACGCGAGTATTGGAGAAAGGTGGGAAAATGACAGACAACTATAACGCATATGCAAAACGGCTGATGCGCAAATTAGAAGTGCTGCGGTTAGACGCAAAGCACCGCAAGCAAGAGCAACTGGTGCATGATCTGGGCGAATGCCTAACACTTTTAGCTAAACTGGAGAAAGAGCATGATCGCAACTTATTTGACATTACTGATCGTAGCCAGTGACAGCGGCGATCCGACATACGCGACCATTCCATATGAGACACGCGAACAGTGCGAGTTTGCAATGGTGCTAAACGCCGATGTATGGGCCGACAACGGCCTGATGAGCCAATGCTATGTCACACACCTTGTAACATCATCATCGCCGCCTGTGCCGCGCCCAGAGGGGCTGACAGATGAGTAGGTGGTGGTTTCAGGTCATGCGGCACAGAGACGATGCTGGACAGCCCTATGTCGCTATCCATGAGGCTTACAGCCTGCACGATGGACAGATAGGGTGGACAGCCAAGCCAGTGCCTATTGAGGAAGATACTGTGGATGACCTGTGCCGCACGCTGCACGACATCCTAAACGACATAGAGCGTCATGGTGTGCGTGACGTTGAAACATGGGAGAGGGTGGATGAGTAAACCAATCGGCACAGATGAAATGCTCGACCGCATCAAGGAACTTGAAGCGCAGATCAGTGCAATGGAGGAGGGCATGACCGCCGTTCACATGGCGGGATACATGGACGGAAGGAAAGCGGCAGAAGCCACGCTGCGCAAACTTGAATACTGGTTCGATACGGATCAGGAAATCTTGGATGTGATGGGCAATGACGAAAAGGCCGATCACATGCGCAAGCTAAAGATGATTCGTGACGCGCTGAAAGGGGGCAAGGATGAGTGATGTTTTAATCATTACCACACCGAACGGCCATCTGTCTCTTAGGTCTAGAAATTTCATACAATATGCACCAACAGGCACACGCATAACCGTAAAGCAAATGGACGATAAGATAGGAGGTTGCTCTATAGATAGCGCTATCATTGACGACCCCCTCGCAAAACTGAAAGGAGAGGAATGATGACTGATACGCAGCATCCTTGGCAGTTGTCATGCACAGATTGCCCTGATTGCGGCAAGCGGATGCACGAGCAAGTTTGTGTAGACAAATCATGCAGTGTTTGTCTTGGCGTTCTTGATGGCTACCGATGCTCTGTTTGTGGGTGGTCTGGTGACGCGGAAGACCTCGCAGAACTTACAGGAGGCAATGATGGCTAACAACACATGGCACTACCAATTGATGTATCACAAAGTTGATATGAAAAGTTTTGTCGATGGCGGCTACTACGCAATCCACGAATACTATCCAGACAGGGATGGTGACGGGTGGACTGAAGCCCCTGTGGTTGTCGATGGTGAAAGCGTGGAGGAGGTCAAGCAGGTGCTACAGGCAATGCTTGAAGATATCGAGAAACATGGGGTCAAGGATTATGACTAAAGTTGAATGCAGCAAGTGCGATGGCGATGGCCGCATTGTCGTCCAGCGTGAGATTGAGGGCAAACTTGTGCCTGTGGTTGTGGTTTGCCCAGCTTGTCGTGGAGATGGAGAGTATTATAAATGATGACGTTTTTTCAAGAAAGCAGTGTTGGCCCAATAGAGCAACGCGCGTTAACGCCAGAGGGTGTGGATTTATTAGAATATATTGCCCATCGACAACGGCGTTTGCAGCACACATTCTTGATCGACATTATGCGAAAGATAAATTACCGCAAGGGCCAAGCCCCTGCTGAGTTACTTGCACTAATAAACGCGGGCTTTGTTGAGACACGAAAGTTTGACCTGCTTGGGCCATCAAATAACACCCGCTTCGGCCAAAAGCTGGCTTACAGGCTAACAGAGGCGGGATGGGATATAGTCGGAGGAAAGCCTATCTGGCTGTGATTATTTGTGATATGTAATCAATAAGTTGAACGGCAGAAAGACTGCTTGTGATGGACATCCAAGCACAGAAAGAGCAAACGGGCCGTGCGGGCGAGTTCCTCGCGGCCTATATTCTCGAAAGCAATAATATCGAGTGTCACAGAGTTGATCGCAGAGGATCGGACTTATGGGCAAAGCTGCCCAATGGCAAACTTGTCACTGTGCAAGTTAAGACCGCTGCAAAGGCTTCCATTCCAAGGAAGGGCGGGCCAAAGTCAGGCCGCAAGAGTTACTATCGGTATCACACAGGCACGCTGTGCAATGCTGACTGGTATATCTTTGTTGCGCTTGATCTGGAACTGATGAGACTAATGCCCGCCAGTGAAGTGACTGGCTCTAGCGCAAACCTATCGCCGCACTCGTTTAACGCCAATGCACAGGCGAATGACATTGCAGCGTTTATAAATCAGCCCAGCGTGCCTGTGTGATCCATATAGTCACGCGCCTCTTCCTCACGCAGCAGAGCCACTAGCAGGCGCGGAGCAGCGGCCAAGCCAGCCAAGATGACTGGTTCCTCTGCGGCAGTGAAAGCCTGTGTCTTGCGGCGTTTAACAGCGCGTTCAGCAACCTCGCAGGCTGCGATTACTTTTTCCAGATCGGTCATGTTATGCCTATGTGTTAGATGCGCCCGAAGTATTGCACTTCAGCCTTTTTTCGTGCGGCCACCGCATCCTCAAGGCTGTCGAACAAACCGAGGTAGACATTTTTATACGAAACAGTTATTTGGGCAACCCATTTCTTGGCTGCCTTGTGACGCGTCACCCCAGTGTGGCCACTGGTGTTGTTTTTTGATCTAAGGCAATTTCTGGCATTCAGGGTTTCATCTGCGATGCGCAAATTTTCGATCCTATTGTCTAATCTATCACCATTTATGTGATCTATAAGGCCATCTGGCATTTCACCATAATAGTGAAACCACGCGAGCCTATGGGTGCGATACTGCTTACCCTTGAATACTGCCCTGTAATATCCCTTGCCATCTATGTTTGCGCCAAACCTAGAGCCAACCTTAGACCTGTTGCTCAAACTCTTTTTCCACAAGAGAATGCCAGTCTTGGGATTATAAGATACACACTCACGAAAATCATTTATATCCATCATACACCACCTTTCGAAGTGTATCATGCTCAATAAATGCTACATTGTCAATTCAAAGTGTGGCGCATCAATCCATGGCCTGCGACCTTGGCTGCGGCGAAGGTCAATGTAGGACATCATAGCCTCTTCTGCGGAACCAGAAAAGACAGTCAGATCATCTATATTCCAAGCAGCACCCCAGCGAATTGACAGCCCAATGTCACGCGCTGCCTTCTTCATGGCATCTGCAATGTCATCATAGACGTTCAATTCCCATGATATATGCGATCCACCATCGGTGTGTATCCACGCAACCAAATCAACTGCATGACCATAGCCATCGGCTTGGCGCAAATGTTTGCTTTTCATAGTCTGTGATTTGCCCGCCGCGACAAGCTGCTCTTGCTCTATTTGCGTCCTGATGCCTGACGTAACTCCGAAATCCACCTTGGTCAGTTCAATAGCGCGACCCACGACTTGCACCAGCTTGGGATGCACACCCATCAGGTTGTTCTTGCTGCGCTGTGATAATGCGAATGTCATCTTGGCTCTGCCCCTCTGATGCGTTCCAAGGTGCGCATACCGCCAAGCCCAAGCAGGCCAAGCAGCACAGTCATCAGTGAACCCATGTCAAACTCTGGAAGCGCAGGGGCTGGATGACCAGTTGCCACGATGGAAAAGATCAGCACGGGCTGCACCAAGTAAAACCAACCAAACGCTGCCACGCAGAGCCACCCGACCGCTGGTCGCCATCCTGCGCGGAATAGGCCCATCCAGCCAGCGCCAGCGCTTTGCGTTTCAGCCTTGTTCAGTTCAATTTGCGCGAGTGCAACTTCATGCGCCTGTCTGTCAGCCAAGGTGGCTATCTCATGAGCCAAACGTGCGCGCTCATCTTGATCGGTGACAACCTTGTCAAGCAACTGCGAAACAGGCCCGATCAATGTGTTGACGATGTTCAGCATCACTTACCCACGCGGCTGATGAGCGCCTTAATGTCATCGCGGATTTCGGCCAGCATCTTGTTGGTATCCTCACGCGCAATGCGCGCAGCATCCAAGTCTTCTTTACGTTGGTTCCACAAGCGCTTAATCTCCTTACCATTTTCGATTGAGCGCGCCTCAAGCCGAATTAGCCAAATGAGGAAGCCAACGAAAGCCATGATAATCGGCCAGAATGTGCGAACCAAATCCATAATGAACCTCAAGTAATATCGTCAATGATTTCCACACGAATATACCCGTCATTCGGGAATGTCTCAACGCTGCTGTCAGCGTAAGTCACCTCAAATTCCGCTTGGTATGACCCGATGGTATCAGTGTCAGCCGCCTGCCAGTCATAACGCACAAGCCCGTCCAGTGCAGTGACAATGGTTGCAGCTTCATCAACCACAACCTGAGTGCTGCCAACGGCCCGCATATGAAAGCGCACTGTTGCGCCAGTGACGTTCACCGCATTGCCATCCGCGTCTTGCAGCGTGGCAAGCATCGCGGGGCTGGTGTCGTTCTGCTTTACATAGAATGTCATTATGCGGCCTCGTTTGCCTCTGTAACGATTACGTTATTCGGTGTGTTGTGCGTGATAATAGCAGCATTGCCACCCTCAGTCACTAGCGCGACAGAATTACTCAGCGCAGAAACATGAACAGCGCGCCGCTTGGACGCGTTCAAGAACATATCAGGCACGACAGGCGCACCCGTTGTTATATTTTCGCCCGACAAGATGTGAACTTGCGAGATGACAGATACGCCAATGACTGGGTTGCCCGCCAAGATTGGATCGGCACTGAATGTCTCATCTTCCGACATCGTGATGTCAGGCACGACCGCATTGCCAGTGGCGACATCATCGCCAACCAGAACAATGTTGACCACCATATCAGACGCATCAACTGTCGGTGGCTGCGCATTAATATTATCTGCGGCGATAATGTGAACCTGTGCGATAGCACTCGCATCAACAGTAGGTGCGCCAGCGGTGATGCCCTGTGCGGTCAGATCATGCTCTTGCTCAATCTGGGCCGCTCCGATAACTGGAACACCCGCCACGATTGGGTCTGCGTTAAATGTCTCATCCTCAGACATCGTGATCGCAGGCACAGAAGGCGCACCAGTTGTGATGCTATCGCCTGTCAGGTCATGCTCTTGCTCAATCGCAGATGCGCCAATGACAGGCTGACCTGTCGTAATATCATCTGTGGCAAGCTGATGGTCTTGTGCAATGTCAGACGCGCCAATGACGGGCTGCCCTGTCAGGATAGGATCAGCGCTAAATGTCTCATCCTCAGACATCGTGATGCTTGGCACAATCGCAGCACCAGTGGTGATGCTGTCACCAACCATTGGCACAGTGACCTGCATATCGGTAGAGCCGATCACAGGCGGCTGTGCATTGATGTTGGCCGCTGTCAGGATATGCACCTGCAAGATGCTGCTTGCGCCAAGCACAGGAGCCGCTGTGGCGATACTATCGCCTGCTAGGTCATGCTCTTGCTCAATCTGCGCAGCACCAATGACAGGCACACCAGTCACGATAGGATCAGCGTTGAATGTCTCATTTTCAGACATGGTGATAGCAGGCACAGAAGGCGCGCCTGTAGTCACATCTGCGCCAGACAGATCGTGATCCTGTGCGATGCTGGATTGATCGACTGTAGGCTGACCAGTGGTGATGCTGTCTGCGGTTAGTTCATTCAACTGGACTAACTGAGATGCCGTGATTGTCGGCTGACCAGTTGTAATACCTGTGATCGTCAGGTCATGCTCTTGAGTAATGCCTGCATCTGCAACAGTTGGCGCACCAGTGGAAATGCTCACCAGTGACAGGTCATGCTCTTGCGTTATCGAAGATGCGCCAATGACAGGTGATCCAGACACAATCGGCTGCGCGTTAAATGTCTCATCCTCAGACATCGTAATGTCTGGCACAGATGGCGCGCCTGTCGTGATACCTTGTGCCGCCAGATCATGCTCTTGAGCAATACTTGATGCGGCAACAGTCGGCTGACCAGTTGTGATGTCAGTTGACGCAAGATCATGCTCTTGCCCGATGCTGGACGCACCAAGTGTCGGGTTGCCAGTGGTGATGCCTGTGATGGTCAGATCATGGTCTTGCTCAAGCACAGTCGCGCCAACAACGGGCGCACCAGATGTAATGCTGTCGCCATCGACTACATGATCTTGCGTGATGTTAGACGCGCCAACAATAGGATTGCCAGCCACAATCGGCTGCGCGTTAAATGTCTCATCTTCGGCCATCGTGATAGATGGCACAGATGGTGCGCCTGCTGTGATGGCTGTCAGGCTCAGATCATGCGTCTGACCGATGCTTGACGCACCGATGGTGGGCTGACCTGTCGTGAAGCCTGTCAGGCTTAGGTCATGATCTTGTGTGATGCTAGATGCACCAACAGTTGGCTGACCCGCTGTAATGCCTGTGATGGTCAGATCGTGATCTTGGGTTAACCCAGATGATCCAACTGTCGGAACCCCCGATGCAAAAGACGCACCGCTTAGGTTGAAGATAACGCCAAGCGCAGTCTGACCCACGCTTGGCGCTTGTGTAGTGATTGTGAGCGGCGCAGGCTGAACATCGTCAAAGTTGCCGCTCTGGCTGTCGAATAGCCCAGTCTGGCTGTCAAACAGCGGGGCAGATAGCGCATCAATGCCGCCATCATCGAAAAGGGTCGCTCTGTCGTCAAACAGCCCGACCTGACTATCGAATAACCCCGCCATTTCCTAAACCCTTATGCAGGGTCAGGGATGCCGATGGACACAGATGACAGCGTGAATGTGTTGCCAGATGTTACCGACTGAGAAGCAGTCAACGAACCAGTGGCAAGCAAGCGGCTGTTTGAGGTGTCAACAATCGCATAGTGCGTTGCTGTGCCTGTGCCAGTTACAGAGCCATCGCTGATTGCCGCAACAACAACCTCACGGCCACCGCCAGAGCGATCCTGTGGCGCGCCAATGGACAAGCTGGTGCTATTGCCCAAAGTATAAGTGGAAGTTGCTTCTGCGTATGTCGTGGCTTCCTGAGAAGTCACATGAATTGCGTTCGCTTCTAAATCAAGAACGGATAATCCGTTGTCGAATACGCGATCTCCAAGTGTTGCCATTTTTCGGCCTCCGAAGGTTTAAGTTTGCATATGCCGCGCTAATGTAACACGCTTTCGCTTATTGTTCCATATGCTTAGGCTTCTGGCCAATCGTTGATCGGCGCATTGCCAGTAACATTGCCATCCGCATCTGTGGGTGTCTCAAACAGCGCCACAAAGGCAGCATGGTCAGCAGCACCATCAATAGCACCCTCAATAGCACCACTCGCAGCGCGAACCGCAGCACGATAATCAAGCACAGCCTGTGGCACGGCCTCGCCTGTCTCAGCCTGACGGGTGACATACCAGTCGCTTGGCGCAAGCAAACCGCCTGCTGTGGTCTTGGTCTGGCTTTTCCAAACCGACTTCAAGCCAAGCGTGACAACCTGCTCACCCTTTTCGTCAAGCACAGGATCGCCATTTTCATCAACCGCAGGCACATCATCCAATGCCTTGGGCGTGTTAGCATCCCACCAGAAGCGGTTGTCATATGGCGCAGGGTCATCCTTCCAGACCAAGCCTGCTGCCTGCTTTTCTGCATCGCTCCAGCGACCCCATGATGTTGGGTGCTTGATGCCATTGCTATCCGTCCAGCTTCTGCCTTCGCGGATGATCTTTCCGTTAAAAGTCCATGCCATGTTTGTTACCTCGCGTTCGAATATTTCGCGGGTTGCTCCGCGAAGGCCATGAAGATGTAGTTATAACCGCTCTTGTTCGGATCATAAGTCCCAAGCCTTGGCTTAAATCCGTTTGACAGAAAGTCCACAAGCCTGTCGCCAGTGTCTTCTGCATTGCTTAGGTTAGCATACAGGTTTTTATCTGTTGGGTTATATGTATCACGGGTGTTGTCTTGCATTACCCAAGATGAAGCATTGTTTGTGGCCTTAAAAATCACAAACGCAGGCCTAAACCCGCAATACACAAACGGCCCATCTGTCGAACCATTGCCCGTGTAGCTGCCGAACTTGCTGTAGCCCTCGACCTCTGCGAAACAATACATAACAACATTATACCCCGAGCCATAAAACGCGCCATCCCAATGCACAACAGAAGATGTCGGAGCGGTATTATTCCAACCCGAACTCGAAGCAACTGCCGCAGTAGAATTTAGGATCAGTCGCTTATCTTCAGCATCAGGTATTGCGCTATGATAAACATCCCAGTTGTAAGTGCTGTTTCTTGATTTTGCAAAAATCACGTTAGGAGCCTGCCCTAAACCATGTCCTATCGTAGCGTCTGCACCAGTTGTCGTAAACGTAGCAATACTAAAACCTGCCTTCTGGTTCACAGAGACAGTGCTTGTGATAGACCCGTCAGTGTTCGAGGATGTGCCGTTGCCTGCAAGCCAGTTCCAAGCGACATAGTTGTTGAGGCTATTTGTGCCTGCTGTTGAACCAAGCGAGAAGCCATCAGTGTCAAAGGATGAAAGCAATCCAAGGTCAGTTGTTTCAGCGTCAGTTGAGTTTGAGTTTAATTCAACGCCTGCACCCCTAACTTCGTCAAACAGAAAGTGGCTTTGAGTTCCAGTTCTTGACTTGATCCATGTCCATGAGGGCTGAAAACCAACACCAGTGATGCTTTGACCAGTGCCGTTGCCTGCATACAACACAGTATTAAAGTAATCGCTTGGGCTTTCGTCTTGCGCTGGGTCAATCACAGGGTCAGGCAGGTTAGCCGTGCAAAGCGCAAGATAGCCCGATGGTGGCGCATAGTAGAAATCACCCACGCCATTGTCATCCGTGTTGCCTTGCGCGGTCTTGTTGCCTGCAAAGCTGCTGTCTTGGCCGAAGTTTAGGTAGTAATTATAAGAAGTGTTCGCCGCCAAAAACGTTCTAACATAAAGGCCCGCAGGGGCAGATGAAGTCCAAGTATAGGCCCCAGAACCCTGCACAACATTATTTTTATAAAATGTCACTTGAGTATTGTTGAAATCAATCGCCATACCAAGAACATCGTTTGATTGATAAGATGCAAACGTAGGTGAGCCAGTTAAGCCAAACGTAGACCCATTTGGCCTCCAACCAAATCGACCCGCTTCAGATACGGCTTCCATTGCACTGAATGAAGATGTCCCATCAGAGGTGGGCATCCCAAATGATTGAGCCTCAACATACCATTTCCCACCTGTGATTAAAAACGAAGATACTCTAAGAGAATTATTACCGCTTAATCCTGTAGCCTTTAAGTTGCCCTCAGATAGAGTGCAGTCAGCAGATGTGCTGTTGTAAATAGCATTAAGCACAGCAAAATTATTTGTCGGGCTATCAAGCACCACATCAGTTGCGACAAGGTTGTTCGCAGTCCAGTCATTTGCATTGCCAGACAGGTCATCGCCAATGTTCGCGCTGTCAGAGAAATTCAGATAAAACCCATTCGTGCCGTAGCTGCCTGCATACGACTTAGCCACCCACACGCCAGACTTGAACTCGCCGAAGTCAGTTGGGTCAAGCGCCTGCCCGTCAATGAAGTTTACCTCGCCAAAATAACCACCTTCGGTGTCACCAGTATAGCCAATTTTATGCAAATGGTTTTGATTAATAGCAAGATCAGCGTTTTGTGCAGGCCAACTTGCGCCCTGCGAAAGCGCAACCTGTTCGCCATTGACATAAAACTTTATGCGATCTGCTGTAGTGGCTTGCGTAGTATCAACAGCAACAACAAAGTGATACCAAGACGAAAAGTCACGGAACAGAGGTGCGGCTTCACCTATAATATTAAAATAGTCACCCATGACGAACTGGTCTGTTTTGCCCAATCCACCACCATCAATTCTAGCGGTAAATTGACTTGTTCCGCTAGCAGCAGAAATAAGAACATTTTGCTTTCCTGAGCCTTCACGCTTAACCCAACCGCTCCAAGTCCAAGTCTTTCGGTTACTAGATGATGCGGGAGTGCGGCTTAGATAAGCATTTGATGAACTATCAATTCGCAGCGATTGCTCTATCTCAGTTGGATAGAAGCCTGCCGCAGATTGATACATCCATTGCGAAGAACCGAATGGGCCACTCATGTCAGACCCTCCTTATGCGAATGCAAGCTGTGGCGCGCCAAGCAAGATGCGACCCGATGCAGCAACCACATATGGCACGATGTCAGTCGCAGAAGCCGCAGAGGATAGCGTTAAGCCTGCACCACCCGCAGTCTCATAGTCAGTGCCAAGGCTCACTGTGCGGCCCCCTGTGCCATCCTGAATAAACACGATGAAGCCTGACTGACCGACTTGCTCAGTTGTTGGGTTAGCCAATGTGACGTTGCCTGTGAGTGTTAGGACAAAGTTTTGGTTTGCGCCAAAGTCGAGCGTGACAGAGCCAGTGTTGGTGGTGTCTGTGTCGGTCTTTGCGATTGCATTACCATCAACCTCAAGCGTGGCGGCTGGCGTGGCCGTGCCAATGCCCACACGATTGTTGCCCGTGTCAACAGTCAGCGTGTCAGTGTCGATCACCAGATCAGCAGCAGTCAGAGTGCCATCCACTGTGACATTGGCGAAAGACCAAGCATCAGTTGCCTGATCGAATGACGCAAACGAAATCCAAGCATCGTCACCCGCATTGCGGATTTTCAAGATGTCTGTCGTGCTGTCATACCACCACTGATAAGCATAGGTCGTGCTTGGCTCAGTTGCGCCAGCAGAGTTGCTTGCCAATGCCTGAAGGGCAGAGTTCAAGTCGCTGCGGAAAGACGGGAAGCCCTGATTGGCAATGCTAAAATCGTTCTGGCTCATGTTATTTCCTTACCATAGCCCTTTGCAACATAGTCAAACGTGGTCGAGTTCGTGCTGACTGACCCGCCTGTGTAGGTCGTGATCGTAAAGCCAGTGCGGCTCTTACTACTAATAACATAACGATCTCCGTCTGCCAATGATGCCGCGATGCCAAGAGAAGGTGTGGCCTTAAATGCAGATGAGAAGGTTACAGTGTGTGATCCAGTATAGGTGATTTCACTATCAGCCTCAACTCGATCTGGCATATCAACTTCGGCAGACAATTCACGAATGAGCGGCGCGTTACCCGCATTTACAGTCTCAAGAACTGCCCTAAACCGAATTGCCCGCGCATCAATGTCACCCACAACAAAATCACGCCACGCAGACCAAGTTGGCGATCCCGCAGGGTCATCATCGGTAAAGCTGACCTGAGTTCTGACTGTGGTGGTGTCAAATGCGGCTGGATCGCCATCAAACAAGCCTTCGCGCGCATCAAACAAACCAACAGCATCGTCAAAGTTATTAACGTAATCCAAGAAGCCAATCAGCAAGTTTGTCTGGACGCGAGACACATATTTCTCACCAAGGTCAATGTAATTATCAAACTCATATGTGCCGCTTGATGGCAAGCCAGTTGGATCAATGGTGATAAAGTTACCAACGCCATCGCTGTCCAAGACCACATTGCTCTTTGAGCCAGTGAACGATGGATGCTGTGTTGATGTGGTAATGACATTGAGATTATCAATATCAGCCACATTGGTTGAAACCACAATGCTTGCGGCACTGTCACTTACATTACCCAGTTTATCAACGGCCTTGATGAAATAAGTGCCTGTCTGCGATGGCACACTGACAGTGTTTGCGGGTCGCGCAATTTTCGGCACAAGATCAACCGCGCGGTTGTAATCAGCGCCACTTGTCTCTGATGAATATCTGACCTTGTAATGCGACAAGTCCAAGTCGCCAACTGGTGTCCAACTTAAATGCAGCGTGTTTCCAACCACATTGGCAGAGAAATTAGTGACATCTTCTGGTGATGCCTCAAACAAGGTCGCATAAAAGTTGGTGATTGTGCTAAATGGCCCACGAACCCCAAGCGTGCTTATGCCGCGCGCGCGGATGTCATACAGCCCGTCATTTACATTTAGCGCAACAAAGCGATTGCCCGTAGCCTGCCCCGCCATTGTGTAATCTGTATCTGCGCTTCGCTTATATTGAACCTCAAAGCGATCAACAAATGGGCTATTAGATGAAACATCAATCAGCAGCGCGCCAACTACTTGTTGGTTCTGGATGCGCAACTCTGTGCTAACAGCAAGCCCGACCTCAATTTGAGTAAATGGAGATGGCAAGGTTGTGTTATTCTGGATCAGCGCCTTTTCTTCAGCAGTCCAGTCAAATGAAGCCTCGCTAACTTCTCGCAAAGTAAGTGTCACTGTCAGAGCATTGCTCTCGCTTGCGCCAAAAGACCAGTCGGTGCATTCAAACTCTTTTTCAACCCAGCCATATCGCTCATTGGTGATGGCAATGATCTCGCCAACCTCAACATCAAAGGCATTTAGACCAAATTCAGCAGTGAAAACCATCTGCTCGCGACCGCGATACAGTGTCAGCTTGGCAAGCCGCTGCGCAGCCGCGCTATCTGTTGTGAACGGCAATTCAAGGTCAAGAAGCTGCTCCTGACCACCATCCTCTGCGACAAAAGAGTTACCCTTGACTTGCGGATAGTCGGTCGAAATCCACCTCTGATCTTTATTGTTGAATGTGCCCTGAACACAATTGAATTGATCGCGCAAGTTTACGCGGGTCTGAAGTGAAATTGGGCTGCGCAGATCATCAAGCGTAAGCGTCTTGGTTGGCGCAACATAATCACCAACTGTCAGTTTCCACTTGCCAGCGCCCCAGAACAGCGTGCCAGCGCAGGCTGTCATCATATCGCCAAGCACATCACTGTAATTGATGTCAGCACGCGTTGTGCCATTGATGGTGTATCTCTTCTGAGCTCCACCGCCAGACAGGGAAACATCCTCATCACAAATGTTTGCGGCAGCGGAAAATGCCACATCGTCAACTTCATTATCATTCAAACCATACGCACTGGTGATGTAGTCTCGAACGCACAGCGCAGCATTATTGCTGTATGCCGTGTTTCCAGTGCGGGGGTCATACACCTTCTTGCCCTTCACAACTGCTGTAACAAGCGGGATGCCATTCGCGAAAACATCCTGATCATAATCATACCTGACATAAAGATATGCAATCCCACGACCGCGAAAGTTGCTGTCAATCTGATTGCTTTCAGCCACAAGGTCGGCATCGGCCACCTGATTTACAGCGCCAAGATGCTTCTTGATCCTGATCTTGCTATTCCAAGGTGAAGACGTAACCAAGCCGCTCCCATTAAGCGTCACAATTTCATCATTGATGTAGATGTCGCCAATCTCAGCGACCTCATGACCAGCAAGAGCGATAACTTGGTGCAGATAACGATTATCAGCGCCAGTTGTCTCGTAATATGTGATTGTGCCACCCTTGCGCGTCTCCCCATATACAAAATCATGCGGTGATGCTGCATCCTTCTGGTTGACCAGAATGCCACGAGATGATGTGTCACCTCCAAATGCAGATAACTCAGGCGGCTTTGGCGCAAGCGCGCGCAGGGCATAAGATGTAACAGCGGTAACAGCAACATAAGTTGCAGCAGTCACAAGAGCAACACCAACTGTGCTAGTCACTGTTAGCGCAGATACAACCCAACTAGCGATTGCACTAACTCTTGGCGCACGCTCAAACTGATTTACATGGCGCAAAACATTATATGGCTGATTTTTCATCTATAAACCCACGCCTTAGCTACATCATCCAGAGGCAAATATAACACACCATTAGGTGAAAGAAACGCAGCCTTTGTGCCGACACTGATGCCAAGCGCATAAGGTATAAAACGAACAGCACAGTGCCTCTCTGCCGTGTTGCTCGTTGCCACAATAGCACCCTTCGGGGGTATGTGCGATATTTGCGTCAGCTTCGACCCTATCATCTCATCAAAAAACTCAACGCCAAATTCTTGCCTCATATCCGCTGTTTTCTTTGGCTTACCATCTCTGCTGTATCTTCCAAACCACTCTTCGGCATATCCAAACCCATGATAAGCGGCAAAAGCATTATTGCTGAATATCAGACAATCATGCTCCCCCCAGCGGAAAGGCTTATCCTTCACCTCTCGCAGGTAATCATTTAGCTGCTTCTGCCCCACACGATCTCCGCATCTTGAATTGCGCTCACATAGTCAAAGAACGTGTCTCCAGCATAACGCGCCTTCTGGCTCTCACTGGTGTAACGGCGATTACTTGCGCGCTCCAGTTCAACCAACTTGCTATCCACTAAGATTGAGATTGTGCCTTGCTCTGCGCTATCTTCAATCTGCATGGTGTTTAGCTGCCCGCTGAACACCTCAACAACATCACTGACACTGGCCTCACCGAAGTAAACACGACACTTGCGCCGCTGATATGGCTCTTGCAATGCGAGAGACACAAGACCACCTTGAACACCAGACATGGTTATCGTGATTGATTTCGCCGCCAAATCACCCACCTCCCCAAGCCCCTCAATATTGATGAGCGCGCCTGCGCCAGTGTATGTGTTGCCTGCGATAGTTCGGTTGCTGTAGCCCGTCCAGAGCCGCACAGCGCCGCTATCAAGCAGCATCTCGACCGCATAGTATGGCTGCACCTGATCCTGTGCCAAGGCTGTCAGCAGGGCTGCTGGAACTGTGCGAGACATCAGATAGCCTCCATCGCGCCAAAGGTGATGCCATATATACTGGCCTCATTGATCGACCATGCTTGCTCATTGGTCGACAAGCGGAAGTTGCCCTTTGCATTTGATAATGTTGCAGATGCAGATGATCTATTCACACGCAAGGCAGGCCAGATTTCCAGATCAGCCGCCGAGCCTGTGCCTGTGTAATCCACCAGAACTTTATGAAGCGTGGCCGTTGCTGCGCTGCCAAGCTGGATGTAATCGCCCGCAAGCAGAGTTTCACCGCTTGGCACAGTGGCGCTCACTGTGTTGTCGCCAGATGAACCTGTGATACTGCATGATGTAGCTGTGCCGCGAATGCTTGAACAAGTCGTGTCGCCCAAGAGAAACGTGCCGTATTGCCCACGCAAAGACACAAGGAAGGCGATCCATTGCTCTGCCGCTGTGCGCCGCATAGGCGGTAGGCTGACATCAACTTGCCACATCTGGCCCTGATATGCGTGTGCCTGACCAGCGAATGTGAAAGGTGACTGACTGTAAGCCACAGCGTTGATCGCGCGCAAATCAATGCTGCGCGGATTTGTGACTGTAGGCAGTGACAAAGGATAGGATATTGCCATTAGCTAAACGCCCTTCCGTATGAGCCGCCGCGCCGCTTGGCATCAACCACGGCTTGCTTGGCGCTTTCCGCGATCTGCGGCATGAGTTGCTTGATCTCTGTTCTGACAGTTTGCTGCACGCCCGTGCTGACGTTGATCGTTTGATTTACGACAACACCACCGCCACCACCAACTGCGTTCTGCGCCTGCGATACGCTCAACACGCGACCTGCGCTTTGCGGCACGAATAGTTCGCGGCCATGCTCACCAACTGTGTATGGCTGACCAGCCTGCACTGGTCGGCCAGATGCTGCGCCTGTTGGGTTTAGCGCGCCAAAGACTGAGCCAAGAATGCCGCCGCCGCCTGCGCTGAATGTTCCAACCATTCGCTGCACAACAAGAACGCGATAAAGCTGCGCGATAATATCACGCGCCATGCTGCGGAAAGCGTCCTTGGCAGACATTGTGCCATCAATCATGGACATGAAGGCATCTTCCATGCTGCCTTCGACCATCTTCATGGTGTCGCCAAGAGTGTCTGCCGTGAAGCCAAGGTCGCGCAATAGTGGGTTTGCTTCAATTATCTTATTCAGCATTTCCTCATATAGTTCAGCAGCCGTCTTTGCAGCGCCACCAGCGCGCTCCGTCTCAAGTGTAAGTTCTTCAAGAACAGTTACGTTTTCTTCATCGACTTGAATTTCAGCGGCAGATGCAGCAGCTTCGTTTTGCTGCGCGATTAACTCGCTCAACTGAATTGTGACCCTGCGCCATTCTTCTTCAAGGCTTGCAATCGCAGGATTAGTTCTTGGGTCTGGCGTTGATGCCATTGCGGTGTCAATTCGGCTTTGCAGAAGTTCTTGCTGCCCAACAAGATTTGCAATTTGCTCATCAAGAGTTGGGCCTTCAAATAAGCCCATGAGGTAGCTTACATTTCTTGCAAAGTTTGCAATTAGTTCACTGCCCTGAACCAATAGCGGGGCCAAGTTCACCAATGCCTGACTTACATTGGCATTGATAACCCTACTCATCAGATCAAGCTGCTGCTGCGCATCCTCAGCATTTCGGATCAAGTCCTCATCAATAACAATGCCAAGTTCTCTTGCATTCTGGCGCATCTCCTCAAGCCCAGCAGCGCCATCCCGCAGCATATTAACAAGTGCGACACCCTCACTATCAAACAATTTCATTGCAATTCTATTGCGATCTGTTTGATTGGTCATGCCTTGCATTGCATTTGCTACATCATTCAAGACATCTTCAATGCCGCGCGCAGTGCCATCTGCATTGAACAATTCAATGCCCATTTCAGCCAACGCATCTTTTGCCTCACCAGCATCCTGACGGGCTTCAGCAAGTCTGCGACCAAAACGCTGCATAGCCATGTCAAGCGTTTGAGTGGTAACACCAGCATTCTCAGCAGCAACGCGCAACTCTTGAAGAGCATCTGTTGTAAATCCAAGTCGATCAGCAGTTTTGCCGATGTTGTCCAGTTCAGAAACAACACGGCGCACTTGTTGGATCACAAGTCCAGCAGACAACGCAGGCAAGAAAGCACGCGCTGCGCCAGACAATGCAGTAAATGCCTTACTTGATGTCATAAGGTTTCGACTGGATTGCTGTGAAAAACGCTCAACCCTGCGCTGCGCCCGATCCATTGCCCGTGTGAACTCACGATCACGCGCGCTCAAAATCACGTTTAGCTGTTCTGCACTAATTGCCATCTACGCGCCTCACAAGTTCTCTATACTCATCAGCCGACATGGCCTCAGAACCAGCCTTCTTGGGATTATGTGCATCATGCCATCCCTCGAAGATATTGAATGTGTCTTTTGGCAACATATCACGAATTTCATCAGGCCGTAAACCAATGACAATGCCATTGCGAATTAACTGTCTAACATTCAGTCTGTTTGGGAGTTTTCCTTGGTCTTTTTTTTTGACTTATTTTCCGCTTCTTCCATCGCATCTGGCATGAAGGCAACGCCCACAATAGCCTGCGCGAGTTGCAGCAAGTGCATGAGTTGATCGGGGCCGCACTCTGACAGAACCTTGTCAGCATCGTGATCCTTCATACCACCGCCAACCAAGGCCAGTGCAACCAGATCGCGAACCTCTGTGCTAGTTGGTTTTTTGCCACGGCCAAACACACCTTCCCAGAAGTCGAAGATGCCGCGATGCTTATCTTCAAAACGCTCAATCTCACGATTGCGCAAGATGAATGTGTAAGAGGTGCTGCCGATATACTCGACAACACCCCCACGCGGCGCTTGTGCCGTGATAGCCATTACGCAGCCGTGAATGTGACTGTGCCAGTGCTTTCAAGGCTGATGCTGTAGGTCACACCGCCTTCTGTCTCACCGCCAAACTCAAGCGATGTGATGCGGAATGCGCCTGCATATGTGCCAAAGTCAGGCACAACAATCTGGAAGTTTGCCTGATTGTCATTCTGCATTGCCACAGTGTTCATGCGTGCTTCTGCGGTGCTGTCCTCAAAGAAGCCATCGCCAGAGACAGACACGTTCTTCAAGCCTGCCAATGTCTCAGTCCACAATGCGCCTTCTGGCGTGGTGCAGTCTGGGGTGGTTACGTCAATCGCAGAGTTGTTGATCGTCAACGACTTGCTGTTCAAACCGCAAAGGTTTGCAAAAGTTTCAGATACTTCGCCATCCCCGATCTTAACGAGCAAGGCGCGTCCAAGTTGTTTAGCCATGATCGGCCTCCATTAATTGCGCTTGCCCACAGCGCGGAGTTTAGGCGGTTTCCTCAAGCATCGCTTGAAGCGCGATAACAGCCGTGTATCCACGACCCTCATCATCTCTTGTAACCGAATAGGTCTGAAATATCAATTCGACCAAGGTGTGTCCCGTTACTGTAACAGAAGCCTCTTGCCGATGCAGCGCCTCTTTCACAGCCTCAACCATTTGCGTGGCCTCAACACGGCCAGATGCACTGCGAGAATGCGCCTCAATAGAGATGCCAACAATCGACCCTTCGGTGGTGTCAGTGTCAAACGCGCTTGGCTGTATTTCGCCAAATCGCATATATGGGAAAGTCACATTCTGCGGCGGCTCATCATAGATGCGCGTTGACACGATGTTAGTCACGCCAGAGTTGGCGCGCAAAGCCGCAAGAATACCCTTCTGCAAAGCAAGACCAAAACCATCAGCCATTGACCGCACTCCTTGCTGCCTTGCGGATCGCGTTGCGAATGCTGTTCTTGAAACGCTTGCCCATGTGCTTCTGCATTATCTGCATATATGGAGCGGGATTTGTCACACCACGATTGCCCTGCTTACGGCCAAACTCAACCGCGCGCGCTTTCTTCTGTGCTTCCGCTGTGGGTGGTGCAGCCTCGACCGAGCCACGCATACCGCCGCTGTCATATTCAGTCCTGATCCAGCCTTTCAACTGGCCGCTTGCAACAGGCACAAGCTGACGCGCCATGCGCGCGCCTGCCTCAGTGTTGCGGCGAATAACTTTTGCGACTTCCTCGCGCGTTTCTTTCGGCAAGTCCCGAAGCTGCTTGCGCAATCTATTTGCACCCTCAACTCTCATGTCGCCACACCCCGCTCTAGCTTAAACTCAAGCATGGTATTTTTTGCGTCAATCTGGATCACATCCTTGATGTTCCAAGTCTTGCCGCGACAAACAACACGATCAGCCGATGTTATGGTCTGGGTGGTGCTGTCAGAACGCGCACGCATGGTTGCCTGACCAACATCAGACAGCGCACCGCCTTGGATGTCCTCTTTGCCAGTGACTTCGCGAATGTCCACAGAGCGTGTGGCAAAAGTTTTCCAGCCAGTATAGATGTTGCCGTAATCGTCAACATCGCCCTCAACTAGACGTTGAAAGGTCGCACGATCACGCAGAAGGCCAGCCCTAGCCATACCAACACCGCCTGTGCATATCCATCAAAGCATCAAAGCCATAGGGGATGTTGCTCAATTCATCCATCATGGTTGTTTCGCGGTTCTCATACCAATGACCGATAAGCATCATCATTGCGTGGCGAAGCGTGTCGGGAACATCAGATGCGGATGTGCCATATCCAATCGTATATTCAATGCGGATCGCGTCTGACCGATCTTCGGCAACAGGCCAGTTGAAGCTTTCTTTAGGACCAATGGTTTTTGCAAACTGAGTGCCGTAAATCTCATAATTGCTGAGAGTGTCAGTCTGCAAGTTACCATCGGTGTCGTAATACTTGACCGCATCAACAGAAATAACAGGCCCAAGCGTCAGCTTGACTGCCTGTTCTGGCGTGCTTGTGACCCACTGGCCCCACTTCTGCGAAATCATCGCATGACCAAGCGCACCCTTAACGTCAGTGTAAGCCACTGCAACATTGATGAGCCGCACCAAAAGCAGGTCATCATCCTCATGCTCAATGCGCAACTGCCTGCGCACCTCTGCCAAGCTGACAGGGGTGGTGGCTGGAGCCTCAAGCAGTTCTAATGCGTCATGACAGGCAAGAGGCTTCGCCATCTTTATTCGTCCTCAGATTTAACTTCTGGTGTTGCAACAGCAGTGCGTGCGAATGTCTTTTTCACCGCGCGCTCAACTTTCTTTTCGGCAACAGGTTCAGCAATGCCAGCCTCAATGAAACGCTTGGCCTCACTTGCGTTGCAGTCAATCACATCGCCCTGATTGTGCGAAAAGTCGATGCCAGCCATAGATGTCAAAAGTTTAACTTTGGGCATTTTACCCTCCATTTAGATCAACTTAATAAGCAGGGCGAACTCGCCGCCCTGCCCATAAATTGACCTTACGATGCGGCCAGTGCGAGGTGCTTGATTGCAGCAGTGTTGGTCAACACGCCGTCAAAGCGGATGTAGCCCAAGATGCCGAAATCAGGAGCAAAACGCTCACGCGCAACATACAAGGAAGGCGCGCCAACTTTGCGGACATAGAACTTGCTCATGTCACCGAAGAGCATGATCTTGCTGTCTACGCCATCACCGATGCCAGCCATCGCTTGGTTGACCACAACATTGTAGCCCAACAAGTTCTGTGGGATGCCTGCCTGATAGTTGCCCATCTGCCAGAGGTAGTTGCCGTCGCCATCCTTCAACTTGCGAACTGCTGCCAACGTGCTGTCGGACATCATGATCGCAGTGTTAGGTGCGGAGCGGTAAGCAGGGTCAACCGAGTGGATCAGATCGATGATCTCATCAGCAGTTACGGCGTTAGTTGCGGCTGCAACTTTGCCTTCTGCTGAGTTGGTCACGATGCCTTCAACGTCAGAAGAACCAGAACCAGTGGTCAGCTTGCTGTTTGCAATACGGCCAAGACGCTCACCGAGCAACTCGCCCAACAGGCTTTCCATGTTCAAGATGCTGTCTGCGTTCAACTCTGCCGACCAGCGAACCCACTCGCTGTCAAATGCGAATGCGCCGAGCGACTTCTGACCGAATGTAACGTCCTTGCCACCATCGTCTGTTGGCTGAGTGCCTTCAGTGTGCGCAACTGCGGTGACTGCGGTGTCATCTACAGTTGGGATGTTGAAGGTGCGGCCATCAGTTGAGTTGATGTAGGTGAAGAACTGGTTGCCATACATCGGTCCAGTTGCAATCATCGCCTTCTCAATGAAAGTCGCCAACTCAGTTGGGACAGTGAAGCCACCAGCAGTGGTTGTGCCAGCAGTCTGCACGCGATGCTCTTTGAGAACATTGCGAACTTCTTGATCAACGTAGCCCTCGCCACCTGCTGCAATCATTTCAGCAAATGCTTGGCGATAGTCCATCTGGAAGCCAGCGTCTACCGCAGGTGCGGAACCAGCCTCTGCCTGTGGGCGGCGCGAGAAATCAACTGCCTCACCAGCGCGGAGTGCAGCTTCAACTTTCTCAAGACGCTCAACTTTAGCAGCCAGCTTGTCGTGGTCTGCCATCATTGCATCGAACTCGCGCTCAACTTCAGCAGCACGATCCTCTGGGGTTTCGTCCGTTACATCGGACAGCTTTGCGCGGGCCTCAGTGGCGATACGCGCCATCTTCTCCCGCAGGTCTTTAATGTCAGCCATTGTGGGCCTCCTTCAAATGCGCTTGCCCAAGGCGCGGGACAGGGCCAACAGCGGGAGCCGCTGCTATTCAGCCAAGCGTGACTTCATGCGAAGCCGCCGTGCCGCTTGGGATTTCTTTTGCTCCTCACGATATTGCTGCAAGGAACGCAAACCAATCTCTGTGCCATCATACGCAGGTGTTGTGACGATTGATACATCATAAAGCTGTAGGTCTTGAATACTACGCTTCGGCATATCGCCGCTGTCGTCCCATGATTGACGGGTCGGGATGAACGCAAACGACATCTTGTCCAGATCGCCGCGCCGCATCTTCGGCACAATCGCGCGCACATCTGGGTCAGTCGGATCAAGTTCGCTTTCGATGTATAGGCCACGATCATCCTGCGTCAGGCGAAGCGTGCCTGAGCGAGTGCGGGCCAATGGCAGGCCATCATGGTTGACCAAGAACACAACATCATCACCGCGCTCAAGTGCAGATGCAAACGCGCCCGCCTCAATCACCTCAGTGAACATGCCGCCAATGTTTGTCTCCTGACCAAACACAGCAGCATAGCCAGATACGCGGATCGGGCCATCATCTTCTTCACGAATTTCGACAGGCTCACTCAAAGCCCGAATTTCAGCATTTGCCATCTGTGCCTCCAATGTCTGCGGCAAAGATACCACACAAGAACGCTCATCGTCCACAGGTGCAGCAGGTTCAAACAAAAGTGGCTCAAAGTCATTGCGATCAAGCCATTCCAAAGCCTGCTCTTCAGTGAAAAACTCCACCTTAAAACGGATGCTCTGGATGTCAGCCGTGCCATCCTTTACGCCATAAACGAAATCAACGCCCTGACCGCCTTCGTCATTACGCCTGCGGAAGCTGTCAAACTCCAGTGGATCACGAATGCGCGCTGCGTGTTCACCCTCATATGGCCGTGTCTCTGCGCGCTCATCATCCTCTTGCTCAAGGATGCGCGCTGCCCATGATTGACCAGCATCGCCACCCCAAAGCGCCCACGCTATGCGGCCATTGCTGGGGTATCCATCCTGATCTGGATAAAATCCTTCGCCTTCCTTGTCCACTTCATGCCGCGCGAAATAGCTATTCATGCGGCGCACAGTGTCCATTGAGAGATTGCGGCGATTGGCAATGTCACGCGCACGGGCAATGCCAACCTCAGTGCCGCCGCGACCAAACTCACGCCGCCAAGCAAGGCCGCGCTCTGCCTCTTCTACCATACTATCATTCGGTATCGGCATCAGGAACCCCAGCGCTTTGCATTGCAATAGGAACAGTCGCACCTTGGATCATCAAGCTGTCGCCCTCTGGCTTAGGCTCAAGGTTCTCAATCTCGCGCACCTCATTCGGCGTGCGGATGCCGTTCTGAATTGACGTTGCGTGACCCTCCATGCGGGTCTTGAAGTCGCCGCGCAGCAGGCCATCCACGTTGAACTCTACATACTGATTTGCGCCACGACCAAACAGCTTCAAGTTCAACTCTTGCTCGAACTGCTCAATCCACCGCTTCAGCGTGTGCTTAACAAAGTGCAGGTCTTGCTGCTCAGTGTTGCTGTATGTGCCATTGGTCAGGTCTTGCAAGAACACAGGCGGTAAGCTGTAGATGCGCGCGATCTGTTCAATGCTAAACCGCTGCAACTCAAGCAACTGCATCTGTTCTGGGTTAAACCCGACAGGCTTCAACTCATGACCCATTGGGATTGCCATCACAGGCTTGCCCTCTCGCGCCAACTTTAATGTGGTGTTGGCAACGTCAGTTGATGCGCGCGCAGCAGCAGCACCAGATTGGAATGGGCCTTGCAACGTCATTGGCGGGATACCGCCAGACTGAAATGCCTTTGAGCCATACTTGGTTGCAGCAATCGCCAGACCAATCGCATCTTTGTTGGTCATGATCGGGCCGCGCACATCCAAATTGTTCGGCTTCATCATAAATGAAACGTCAATCACCTCGTTTGAGGCATATTTTATGCCCTTATAGGTGTAAACTTTGACCAATTTGCGGCCTTCATAGACATGATCCACGCGCGTGTGGTTCGGATCAAGCGGCCAAATGTTCACAATCTGACCGCTGGCATTGCGCTCAATGTAGCTGACACAGCGCCCGCCAGTGAAAACTTGATCGAAAAGATACTTGCGCCACTCGAAGGATGACATCTCATCATTCGCAATATCGTGCAAAATCTTAGGCAAAGCGCCATTTTTGACCAGAGTTCGGCCATTTCTGCCCCGTCTATAGACGTTTAACGGCAATCCAGCCAATGTTCCGCTTAAAAAGTTGACCGCAGACCAGATCGCAGGCACACCAAGTGCGTTGTCAATCGTAACATTGATGCCAGTCTCTGACATACCGCCGCCCCAGCCCATGACCTGCAAGAAATCCTCAGCAGATACAGGAGCGTTTGGATTTTCCAGATTGCGGGCCTCCGTGTTGCGGAAGCTGTCAAAAATACCCATAATGTTTTTCCATGCGCATGGTTTGAGTGGAATATAGCCTATTGTTAAGCTAACGTAAAGTTCTGCGGCCTTCCGTGGTTCGAATGAAACCCAAGTTGAGCCTCAGCCCTCTTTCTCGCAAGCGCAGCATCATTGAAGTTGTCAAAATATCCAAGATGTCTTTTCACCTTGTTTATTTTTATGTATGAACTCCACTTGCGCTTTGATTTGCTCCAGCTAACGCCCATTTTCCCAGAAGTATTATTAGATTGCATCGCCCTGTTTCGGGCATTTTCAGATGCAGTAACTTCTCTCAAGTTTTCAATTCTGTTGTCAGACCTATCTCCATTTATATGGTCTATAGTTGATGGCCAATATCCATACGTTATTGCCCAAGCAGCCCTATGAGCCAATATTTTTTTCTTAAAAATTGCAGAATGATGGTATCCAGTATTGAACTTTCCAGTGAACGCCTGCTTTCCAGCAAACCTAGTATTCCAAGACTTACAAATCTCTTCTGAGATTTGAAAGTTATCATATTTCTGATTTGATGTTCTCTTTTTCCAGTAAAATAAGCCGCTTTTTTTGTCGTATGACAGCAGTTTACGCAGCGATTTTGGCGTGATAATTTCATTTTCATTCATGGCGACAACTCCTCTGTCGTTATGTTAGAGGGGCGTAGAATGTGCGAAAAACTGCGCCCCTCGCACTTATATCATAAGTTTAAGACAATTTAAACTCTGGGTCATCCCAAGGCGATGCAGCGACCACTTGCTCATCATGTGCAAACGCTCCCAGCGCCATTGCAAGTGCAACCAATCCGTCAATCTTGCCAGAACTTTTCTTCTTTGTCAGCTTTCGATTGCCCGCAGGGTCGCGCTCAGTCACAGCATTTGCCGCGCACATATTCATAATAGGATTTGCGCCGTGACGCAATTTTCTTTCAGCAACCAAACGCTCAAGCCTATCGACCGCAGGGGCCATGTCCTTAAAGCCCTGACCAAATGGTGTCATAGGAACCTGCGCGCCAATCGCGTCAAGTTCACGCTGGAAGTCATTGATGCGCCATCTGTCATACGCCAGAAGCTGGATGTTGTATCTCTCAGATGCCTCAGCCACCGCCTGCGCAACCATAGCAGGCACGATCACAGGCCCGTCAATCACTGTCAGAAACCCTTGATCTGCCCATAGGTCATATGGCACTTTCTCAGTCTTGGCTTTCTCGCGCAAACCATCGCTTGGCAAAAAGAAATGCGGAATGATGTCATATCCCTCATCGCGCGGGAAAGCCAAGACGAATGCAGTCAAGTCGCGGCTTGCTGACAGGTCAAGCCCAGCATAGCAGATCGCACCATCCTCGACCTCTGGCGGCGCACTGTTTGCTTCCCACTCTGCGCGGCTCAAGAATGGGCTTGTCGCCTCAATGCGTTGGTTAAGATACAGCCATCGGAAGCTGTTTTCTTTTGCAGGCAATCGTGCGGCCTGCGTGGCAAAATCTTGAATATCGGTCAGGCTTCGGAACTCACCAAGCGCAGGGTTTGCTGCCTTCCACGCTTTCTTGTCCATGACATCGCAGCCTTCTGGGGCGGTATATACATGGCTCACAATTCGCCTGTCTTTGGCATTCGCAGCATCGTCTAGCCAGATGCTAAACAGATCGCCATCGGTTGCGGCTTGCGTGCTGATCGCAATTAGCAGTGGATCGTCATGTGCGCCCTGCGCTGTCTCAATCGCCTCAATGAAAGCATCCTGTTGGCCGCGCACCTGCCCGACCTCATCCAAGATCGCCAGAACAGGTGATAGCCCGTGCGCAGTTCCAGCCTCAGCAGAGATGGCCTTGTATTCCACATTCATCGTCAAACCGATCAGTGATTTCTGCGATGGCACGATGCGGATGATCTTAGTTAACGCAGGCGAAAGCCTGACCATCTTTTCAGCCAGCTTAAACACAAGCGATGCCTGATCGCGGCTGCGCGCGCCACTGATGATCTGGCTATTCAATCTCGCCTCTGGCCCGACAATGTGAGCAAGCAAAATGCCAGCGATCAGGGCTGACTTGCCGTTCTTCCGCGCAACGCTCAAATATGCCCGACTTGTGCCTTTTGGATTGTCGTAAATATCCAAGATAAATTTGCGCTGAAACTGCATCAGCTTAATAGGCTGGCCGACTAGCTTGCCCTCTGGGACAAGGCAGAACTCTTCAATGAACTGACAAACCCTCTCACCGCGTGACATCAGTTTGGCCGTGCAAGCAAATCACTGTCTAAAGGGTTGTCGCTTTCGATCTCTTTTGCCTTCGATCTGCGGCTTGCAATATCCCTTGCATCGCCACCCTTCGCGCGCGCGTGTAATGATAAACTACGACGCATTGCAAGCACATCCCCACTCAAAGATTTTTGAACGCGCAAACGTGGGTTTTCAACAGTTGTTCCGTTTTGGCGCACAGAGATGTAACCCTCTTGCCGCAGCATCTGCTGTTCTGTGTTCAAGTCAGCCATTGTTCTTGCCAGCATTGCGGCCAGTTCAAGCTGGTGTGCAGTCCATTCTGCCCGTGCGAACTCATCAATCACGTTCACGAAAAACGGCATATCCGCATCGGTCAGTGGAACATTGCTTGGCGGCTCAATTTGCTTTGTGGCCGCTGTCATGACGCGCACCTGTTCTGAGGTGCTGTCAATCCTTGCGCGTTTGTTGCTTTTCTTTTCGGACATTTAACATCAACTCCAGACAAATTCTCGGGTTAGCAGAAAAAGATGACTTCGCGCGCTGTCCCTCTTC